CAATATAGCTGTTTGCTGCCCTCTTTATTTGTTCTTGTGTCATGATCTTATTTATTTAACTATTTCTGAAATCTCTTGTTCATCGATTACATCTCCGACTTTATAACGACATGCTTCACCTTCGGTATCAAATTTTTTTATACAGCCTCTTTCTCTTTTCGGTATTCCGTTATCGTCCCAAATACAGTCATAGAACAGATACCATTTGCCATCTTCTTTACGGTTGTACACAGATATGATTTCTGCTATATAAGCATATATCTTTCTGGTCATAATATGACATATAAATTCGTCCATGTTTTGTGTTTTTTATTCGTTTTGTATGATTGCTTTGAATATCTCGTATGCGAGCTGCGGTACTATTCATGAAAG